CGTAGCGAAGTTCACGGTATTGGCGCCGTTCGCCAGCGATACAAAACCGCGTTTTACAATCGGGTTTGCAGCGTTGTTGGCTGTCGCCGCCTGTACGAATGCCGTGGTGGCAATCTGCGTCGTATTCGTGCCGGCCGACGCCGTGGGCGCCTTTGGGACGCCGGTAAACGTCGGACCGGATAACAACGCATAGGCGGCCAGCGTGCTTGCTAGTGCGGTTGACGTGACGTAAGACGCGACCACGGCCTGCACGTATGCTGTCGTGGCAATCCGCGTCGTATTGTCGGACGTTCCCGGCGTCGGCGCCGCGGGCGTGCCCGTGAAAGTCGGCGACGCTTTGGTCGCGTATGGCGTGAGCCCGAGGATAATCGCAGCCTGTACCATTGCGGTCGTTGCAATCTGCGTCGTATTCGTGGCTGCCGCAGCCGTGGGCGCGGTCGGGACGCCCGTCAGCGCGGGCGATGCGAGAGGCGCGAGCCCCGACGTGTTTACGCCGGTATTGAACAGTCCGGCCGGCGCGCAATAAACCGACGTCGGCGTCCCGGGCCCCGTCGCTGATACCCCGACCGCGCCGCCGCCGCCCGACCATTGCACCGAAACGGTATAGGCGCCCGTGCAATTATTGACGAATATCCATGACCCGCCGGGCTCGGCGGCCGTCAGCGTCACGACGATATTTGCCGTAATTGCGCCCTGAAAAATGATGACCGAATTGGCCGTTTGACCGGCCGACAACGTCACATTCGCGTTGCTTAGCGTGATGTACTCGGCCCCCGAAACCGCGAGCGCCGACCAACCCGCGCCGCCCGCGTCCGGGTTTGTCGTGTTGCCGTTCGTGGTGTTGACCCATAGCCCGTTGCCGGCCGTGTTGACCAGCACGGCGCCTAACGGGTAGCCCGAGATTGCCGCCGAAAGCGTCGCGTTATACGGCGAAAGAGCGCCGGCCGCGAAGTTCGCGCAATACGCCGTAATCATCCATAGAATGCCGTTTAAGTCCTGGCCGAACATCGGCAGCCCGCCCGACGCCGCGGGGGTCATGGTCGACGGCGGGAATCCGTCGGTAAACGACGCCGCGTTGACCGTGGTCGCGATTTGCGACGCAACAGGAATCGGCAGTTTTATATATGTCGGATTGGCCGCGCTTGTCCCGAACGGTTCGGAAATTAACAGCGGGGCGACTAGGGTACTGCCTGACATACCGGCATCTTATCAAACATCGGTGTTTATTGTGACGGAAACGCCCGGCGGGGTCGGAATCACGCCGGATTGCTCCAAAATCGCTAACTGTATTGGCGTCGGCGTGAACGTGAAATTATAGGAAATTTGCATAGGTTGGACGTTGAGAACGTACGCCATGCCCGTCCCGAATAGCGTTTGCAAAATCTGATTGATCGCGGGCGCCGTTGTCGTGCAAATGTTGGCAAACGCTTTTGCCAGGATCAATTGCCGATAGGCCGGGTCTAGCAACAGATACGCCTGCGTCGCATTCTGACCCGTATACAACGCCCCGCCGACCGGCGGGTTATTCAACCGACTACCGAACGGCGTGTAATCCTGCGCCGGCTGCGATTCGGATGATTGATACGCGCCGATGTATTCCGTGGTGTTCGGTATGTACAGCAACCGGGACACGCCCACGATTGCGCCCCAAATATCGAGCCCAAAGCCCTGCGCCGTGTCGACGTTCCAGACGTAGTTATAGAAATTCGCGAAATTCTGCGATTGGTCTAGGTATTGATTCAAATTCGCGACAAGCTGCAACAGCGTCGGGCTGTTTGCATACTGCGAAATGAGCGTGGCTTCGTAATTAAACATGGTCCCGGCGACGGGCTCGCCGAGCGATAGCACGAAGCTAACGAGTGACCCCGCACCGACCGACGTCCCCGGGCTCGGGTTTTGCGACGATATTTCGCCCGACGGTAAGAACGCCGAATTAGCCGAGCCGATCGCGCCCACGCCGAGCCCGAGCGATAGCAACAGGGACGTTGCTTCGGCCTGCGTCAACCCGATAAGGTCGGGCACGATTTGATCCGGCAACCCGGTCGACACGACGAGCGCGACAGCCGACCCGGCCGGAACATATGAGCCGCCGGCCGGCGTCTGCACCGACACGATACCGACGGCGTAAATTCCGCTCGGCGCGTACGTGATCGCGCCCACGACGAACCCGGCCGATACAATCGCAGTTTCGGCAATGCTGACCGCTGCGCCGACGACGTTCGGCACGGGAATGCCACACGCTACCGTCGGGCTTGGCGCAGTCGGGGGCGTGAAGTTCGCCGTATACCGCGCGACGTTGGCCGTAACGCGGAAATCGGTTATGTATACGCCGGACGGGAGACCCCAATTCGACTCGTACGGGTGCAACCCGCCAATGACAAGTTCCGACCCCGCCGGTATCGAATACCCTGACCACGTCGGAAACGTGACGCCCGTCGCAAGCTGGCCGTTGAGATACGCATATCCGACGCCCTGATACCGCGTGACTGCAAAATGGTTCCAGACGCCCGGGTTGAGCCCGCCGACGGGATACCAGTTGATATTGCCCCATCCGGTCAGGTCACCGCATTGCATTAACCCCGAATAAGTCGCTGACACGCATATCAGCCCGGCGCTGCTGCCGCTAGCGCCAGGGGCGTTACCGTAGTCAAACAGCGGATTATTAGCCGGGTACGCGGCTGTCGGCGCGTAGAACCAGCATTCGATTGTAAAATCGTTGGTTCCGCTCAAAATATCCAGCGGGCCGCCCGCCGCGATCGGGACGCTCAGCGTGTAACAGTATGCTTCACCCGACCCTGCGTTCGGGCTTGGCGGGGCGTACGCGCTATTTAGCCCGTATAACTGTTCCGCGGTGCTGACGGTGACAGCGTTAGACGTGACTGTGTTGCCAACGAGCGATAAATCCGAAAATACCGTGCTACCGTTCGCGCCGCCCATCTGCAGCAACAAAACGACGTCTTGAAAATAAGGATCGCACGCGCCCGTCGGATTGCTCATTACAGTGTAACCGCGATGTTGCCGGACGTTATCGTCGGTTCCTGATCTATGCCCATTTGTAGCGACGCGTTGCCGACCCCTGCGTTAAACCCGATCGTAATAGTAAGAATTGACACTTCCGACCCTATCGCCTGCACGGGGCCGAAATATCGGGACGCCAACACTTCGGCGCCGATACGCTCGCGCGTGCTGCCCTGCGCGGCCCCCGTAAACTGATTGATGATTGCCTGCTGTACCAGGGTCACGATGTTGGCCGGCAATAACGCACTTGACGCGAGTGTCACGGCGAAATAAATAGGCGTCGCCACGGGGTTTATGTATGTGACCGTATACGTCGGGATCGGGTTGCTGTAGCCGCTCGTATCCTGTACCTGTTCGGAAACTAGCGTTGCGCCGGCCGTTCCGCTTTGCGAGCCCGTAATCGCGCCTGACGCGGCCGTTCCGCTCGTACTGACGTTAAGCGTTCCCGTGCCGCTAGACGTTGAATAGGTGCCGATTGATGTAATTGTGGGGGCGCCGTGAACCGCGCCGCTTAACGACATACCGACGGCCGGGTATCCTGACGCGGTCGCGCTGATCGTCACGACGCCCGCGGCCTGCGAGCCTGTAGCCGCGAGCGTTGGTTGATACGCCGCGCCAATGTTCGTATTGGCCCATATGGCCGCAGCGACCGCAGCCGCCGCGCCGCCCGTCACGGCCACGTAGACCGAATTGGGCGCAACCGGGAAATTCGTAGAATTCGGATTGCCGTTGATCGTCGTTGAAATCGTCGCGTTCGTGTTGTTTTGCGTGACGAAAACGTCTAGCACGTTCGGCACGCCAAAGCACGCCGCATAAATCGCAGGTATCGAGCCCTGCGCGTTGAGCCCGACCGACTGCTGCCGCCGATACTCGAATGCCGCGGGCGATTCGACGGCCTGCCCGGTCGTACCCGGCGACGAATTGTTGACTGACTCCCAACCGTTGATCGCCTGATAAATCGTTGTCACTGTATTTGCAGGGCATCCGATCGCGCCCGACACGACGTTTGCGAATGGCAGCGTAATCGAGCCGCCGACGGGAATTGACCCGGCTTGCGTACAAGAATAAATGTTGCCGCTAGTGTCCTGCGCGAGTGCGCCGACGGGTATCGGCGTCCCAAACGCGCCAACGCATTGCAGGTTGACCGTCGTCGGCACGGCCGGGTTACGATTCAGGAAATAGATACGCCCGATGGCGTCCTGCATATTCCCCGTGGCCGTGTCCGGGTCAATTTGCGCGACGAACGTCGCAAACACAGTGTTTGCGTTGGCAATCATCGCCGCGGTACTGCTGCATAGCTGGCCTTGCGGGCTCGTCAGTTGCGGGTTGAGATTGCCGCCGAACGCCGCATTATAGTCGGCCTGCACTCCCGCCAGGATTGCCGCCTCGGTCGGTATCACTAGACCCGTCGGCGTAAACGTCGGCGTGGGTACGTTGGTCGAATTTGCCATGCTAGAAACTCACTGTTTGCGTATTGTTGTTGACGTCGGTAAACGTGACTTGTCCGACAACGGCGCGGGTGCTGGCCGCGTACGATTCAATCGTGCAGGACGCCGACACGACGCCGGCAACAGATGTTGCCGCGTTTACGAATTGCTCTTGAAATACCGACGCGGGGGGCGTTTGCCCGAATAGCTGCCCGAAATAGTCAACGCCTAGCGTCGTATCGTAATACACTTCGCCGAGTACCGTTCGGCACGCCGACGCCACGTCCTGCGCGATGGCGTACGGGGGCGCCGCAACGGCAACATTGCCGAACGCGTCTAGCGTCAAGTCCCACAATCCGACGTCTAGCAATAGGGTGCTGTAAGGTGCGCTCATACGGGGGGCCCGGTGTCACTAGACCCGGATTGTACGCCGCTATGCGTATGCGTTTCGAGGTTAATACCGCCGGCCGTGACGCTGCCCGTAGTGATTAGGCTGCCGCTCATGGTCGAATTGCCGCCGCCCGTCTGCGAGAACGTACCCGCCACCGTGACGTTACCGTCTAGGCTAATGATCGGGCTCGTAATCGTGCATGACGTCGACGCGTTGACGGCCACAACGGGCGCCTGAATCGTGATGTTAACCGGCGACGCGACCGTGATACCCGACGGGCCGAATTGTAAGTATTGCGTCGGCGACGAATTGTTGATGCCGCCGAAATAAACCCCATCTGACCATGAAAACCGCCGGGCGCTGCCCGGGTTAGCCTGCCCGCGCGAGGCGACTACGGCCGACGAATCGCGCGACGCAAACACCATGACGCCTATATCACCGACGGCCGGGTCGCATATAACGCCGTTGGCGCCGCCCTGCAGTCGATAATACGGCCGGGCCGATATGACGCCGTGCGGCACTGACGTACCGTTGCCGGTTATCAGGTTGACCAATACGAGTACGTCAACCGTCAGCGCGGCCGTGTTAACGGCTTTAACTTGAACAATCGCCATCGTCTGCACGTCGTCTAAAACGCGGTCGACAACGAACCGCTGCGCGTTGTATTCGTGAGCGTCACTAAACGGGTCGGATTGTCCTACGGCTGACATTACGACGCCGGGACCGCATTGGGCGGATACAGCTTCATATCGGTAAACCACGCGCCGCCCGGCTTTAAGCATTCGAGCGTATGTGTCAACGGGCCGATAATCCAATTGCCGTCGGCTAGGCTGTTTAATGTTTTCGGCAACGTCGGGTCAATGACCACGTCGCTACCCTGTACGGTTATTGGCCCGTTTTGCCGGTACGCCGGATTAAAAATTGATCGGACGTTAAGGTATCCGTTGCCCAATACTTCTGGATACCCGACGAGCCCTGACGATGGCGTCAACGTCCACGGGGGCACTTTCGTACGCGCGACGCCAGCGGGCGATATGACGACTAACGATTGGTTTTCTATCGCGCAATAGATATTTGCATCCTTGCAGACCCGCCTCAATTGTGACGTCAGCGTGCCCGTGTAGTAGGCATTCGTCAGCGTACCCGTTACGCCGTCGTTTTCAAACGTCATTGACATTTTAGACGCGATATTGCCAACAATGTCAGCCACGTTCGCGACGCCAGGGTATGACGTGGGGTTGGCCGGCGTTAGCTGATCGAAACCGGCTGATTGCGCGTGAACGTACAGGCACGCATCGGGCAGCGCCGAATAATCGGGGCCGGCTTGGAAAATCTGGCCCGAGAAAACGAACGTAAAACCGTTGCCGCTGTCGGCTTCAATTTGAACCGTATTGAACGTGTACTCTGGCTTACCACCCTGCACGGGCACGATTGCTAGAGCGTTCATGTCCTGTTGCGCCAACCCGTAAATCCGTATTGACGCCTCGGGAAACGCCGGCAGCCCCGCGCCCTTGATAACAGCCGACATACGCAGCCCCGTGACCTGCAGTTGGTTCGCCGACGTACCCGGAAACACGGCGTTACTGTTCGTCAGCGTGAACGTGACCCGCAGATTTTTGACCGTGTAACTAGCTGACATAGTCGATACTTGCAAGGTCGGCAGCTTCTAAATACAGCAACACGAATTGGGAACCGAGCCCCGTATAATACGGGGGCGAGCCGTTGAACGTCGGGGGGCCGCCCGCGGTCGCAAGCGTATCGAGGAACATAAACTCGCCGTTCACGCCTAGATATTGCTTGTCCTGCAGTAGCGGCGTGCGGTCTAAACATAACGCCGTGTTGATAATCGGGACGCCCCCGACAATCAAATCGAAAAACAGCCCGGCCGCGACGCCGTACGCGTCAACAATCGGTTGTTTCTGGTAAATAGCAATCTGACATGATTGTCCATCTAAGACAATCGAAATCGTTTGCGATGCGACGGCGCTTATCGGTACTTGCAGCATGGTTACCCCGTGGGCGTTGGGGGTGTGATCGCGGTCAACGCCGATTGCTGTACGGCCGTCGACGGCGTTTGCGGGTTGTTCAAACCCTGATTGACCGTTGGCAGCGCACTAGGCACGCTTGCGTTATTGGTCGGCGTCTGTGCCGTGCTGTATTGCACGCTGATTTCGTTGACTTGGATAAAATATAACTCCACGTCGAAATAGGCGAAATTTCCGGCGCCTCGGCGCGACAATTCGGCGCGGGTTACGCTGACGTTCGCATATGATTTTTCCGGCGTGCGTATCGTGTACAGGTTGATATTCGCCTGCGCTATCAGCGCGTCGACGTCTGCCAGGAACGCGGTACGGCTTGCCACGTCGCCGCCCTTCGTCAGCGTGACGGATGACTCAAACGGCAGCCCGACGCGGTTGTACGTGCCGAACTGCCCTTGCTGTACCGGAAAATTCGACACGCGGTTTTCTTGACGCCAGCCAAACTCCATGACGCTGTCAGGCACGACAACCGCGTTATTGCCGTCGTCAAACACGCCCCAAATCGGCGCGGCCTGCGTCGCCTGCCACAATGCTCCGGACGTTGCCGGCGTGCCAATCGTGGGCGCGGCAGACGGAGGCGCGAGTAACGACCGCGCAAGCTGCGGCACGCCCGGCAGCGCGGGCACGTTCGGGAACGTCGGCAGCGTGACCGTAACGGCCAGCCCTACGCCCCAACCCTGCGTTATTAATTGGGCGCTCATTGCATACCCGTATCGGCCTGAGTGACGGCATACTTACGCTGAATCGCCGCCGGTACTTCGGCAGCCACGGCACGCGGGTCGGCGCTCGGCGTGTTGATTACTATGTCGCCCGTCGTTACTGTGACCGAATTATCACGCGGGCCCGAGCCGCCGGCCAGCGTGGCCGCGAGCCCTGGCGTTGGGCCGCTTTCGTGCATGGCGATCGCTTGCGCCAGATTCTTTATGTCGTCGGTTGTCAGTTCGTTTTTCCCGAGGCGTTTTCGCACGTCGGCGATATAGGTCGGTATATCGTTTCTGACGTTGTCGCCGCCCTCGTACGCCTCAATAATCGCGTCGACAGTTCGCAGCCCGCGCCGCATTTTGGCCGCTAAGTCTTTTTCTAACGCAGCCTCGCCCTCGGCCGGCGACGCGTAATAGCGTTCATTGCCGTACGCGTCCTGAATGTTGCCCGGGTTGTTGAACCGCGCCGCTTTGCTGCCGGCCGGCGGGATATAGCCGCCCGTGCCCGGGCCGGTTGCGGCGCCCGTAACCGTAGCCGCCGACTGTGCGGCTGTTTGGCCGCTCCATAGGTCGTTGAGGTCGGCCGCCTCTTTCGCGTTGCGTGCGGCCGACTGCGCGCCCTGATCGGCCAATATATCGTGACCTTCACGGAAACCCGCCGCGAGGGCCCGCGCCGCGGTTTTCCAATCGCCCGTGGCCGCGGCTGCGACCGCTTCGCCAATGCCGCGCGTTTTGGCCGCGAGCGACGCCACGGCGCCGCCGAGCGCATCGCCAAAACCGGCAAATATATTTTTGATGATAATGGCAGCCGAACCGATTAGCTTTAGCCCCGTCGTGAATTCCTGCGACTGCGCGTTTATGTCGCCGAAAACCCGCAATAGCTGCATCATCATCGGCGTGACGGCCGTCAATATCATTTGCCCCGCGGCCTGAATTTGCAGCCCGATATTGCGCCAATACATTTGCAGTTCGGCGGCCTTGCGTACGCTTTCGTCGTTGACAGCGTTGTCACGTTCGGAAATCGCTAACTGTTGCTCGCGAAGGTCTTTCGCCTGTACGAGATAGTTCAGGTACCCCTGTGACAACCCGACTTGCGCCAGCATGGTCGATTGATACGCGCGTCCGTAGCGGGCCGTTTTGTCGGCTAATTCCTCGAACAGTTGACCTTGATCGCGCAGCGCCCCGTTTTCGTCGCGAATGTTCACGCCGCGAGCCCGGAAAAACTGCAACAGCGCCGACTGTTCGCCGGTCGCGTTCATTTTCTGGAAATCTTGAGTTAGCTGCGAAAACGCCGACTGTGCGTCCTGCGCCGAGCCGCCGGCCAATTCGACGGCGTTGCCCCATTTATTCAATTCGTGGGCGCTCATGCCAATGTTGGCGGCCGTACGCCCTAGCGCCGCCTCGCCGCTATTGAGAGACCCTAGCCATTTGGCAAACCCTGTCGCCGATTCGAAGCCTAGAAAAAGCCCGGCGATCGTTCGGCCGACTTCGGTTAGCGATTTGGTTATTTCGTCGGCCGCAATTTTGGATTTGCGCGCAGTCTCGGCCGTTTCTTTTTCGGCCGTTTGCCGGCCTTTTTTATAATTGCTGTCGTCTAGCCCTAGCAGCACGACTAGCGAATCAATGACTGTCGGCATTATCGCGCCTTGTTCGCCTCGCGTCGGTTATGGGCGTCAACCGCGATAACTTCGCAGATATTGAACAAATCGCGCACGCCATACACCGACTGCAATTCGTATAGCGTGGCCTTACCGTCGGATACTACCATACCGACCAACGGCGGCAAATTAACGTAATCCACAATCCGGCCGGGCCGCGCCCGGAATACGTCGGCCCCTAAGTCGGGGGTGCGCCGGCCGGCAAAAAACCCACGTGTAATTTGAACAGCGCGGCCTGCAGCGTTAGGAACGTCTTGATTTCCTCAACGCAGCAATTCGGCCCTGGCATGATCGGCTGCGGGGGCGTCGGCTTGCCGTCGGATCCGCGATGCTCGTACTTGACTTGGGCCAGCATTTCATCAAGCAACGGCCGCAGCGCCCCGTATGGCGCCTGTAGTAACGCCTTGTACCCAAAGCCTGCGAGCCCCGCCCATCCGCCCTGTAGGGCCCCGTCGGGCAATACCGCGCCGCTGGCCGCCAGCGCGAGCAACGCGCGCAGCGCCCAATCCTGGCCTGAATAGGCGTCCATTTCTGTCAGGATAAAAGTCTTGCCGTTGTCGCGATTGCCGGGCGTTTCGGAACGCTCGCCCGGTATCGTCAACCGTTCGGTTCGTCGCATGCTTAACTCCGCGGCGTGGTGTGCCGCCGGCTACGCCGGATTAGGGTATGTTCGTGACGGGTACAGACTCGAACGTAATCTCGAACGTACGCGCCTCGAATATCTTTTTTGCGTCGGGTATCGGCTTGAAACGGGTCAATGACCCGTTATTGAGCGTCCACGCCAGATTGAGCGACGGCGACATGATCGAGCCCGAGCATGTCAAATCGTCTTGGGCGGCCTGAATTGCCCCGTTCCAAATATCAAAAATTGAAATTGACGGGCTGTCGGCCTGCAAATGAATCAGCACTTTGACGGTGTATGGCGTAAAGCCCGACGATTTGCGGCCGTCTACGCCTATTTTGACTTCTACCGGGGTGACGTCCTCGGCGCCAAACGCGTCGTCTGTCGCGTAGCCTTGCAACACGACCGGGGTTGCAAACACGCCCGGAATGTTGAGAGTAAATTCGCTGTTCGCACTTGTGAGCGTTGTCATGGGCTACCCTGTTAAAGCACGTCAACCGACGACATGCTGATTTTTTGCACGCTGCCGCCGTCCGTGTACCAGAAATTGATGACCGGCGAACCGCGGCCCCCGCGTACGACCGCACCCGGGTCCAATATCTGCAGATACCAGCCCGTGTTTTGAATCGTGGCCGTCGCGTTCGGGTCGTTTGTCGCTGCGTTGAGTGCGGCCGACTGCGATGCGCTCAACGTGACGCCGGCCACGATTGAGCCGAAATATAGCGCCGCTTCGATTGGCCCTGTCGGCGGGCTCGTACCCGTGGCCGCGTTGCCGACGAGTGCCGAGCGAATGAGGTTATACCCGCGTGACACGTACGGCACGGCCGGGACGTTGACCATGAGCGACAGCAACGCCTGCTGAAACTGCGAGTTAAGGTAAATTTGGTCAACGTACGTGTCGAACCATTGAAAGGGCCCTGACACTTGCCCGGGCTGATTCAGTTGGAATTGCGCCGTCGACGTCGCAAACTGCGCGTAGCAGTTATATCCGTTCGCCACAAGGTTGTTGTACGTCGTTTGGTTCGTGATTTGCGGGGTGAGCCCCGATTGGCCGCGGAACGCCGCCGTCGTGCGACCGTTTTCCGCCTGAAAATTGATTGATGCGGCGATCGCGCACTGTAGCGCGGCAATGACGCCCGTACCGCTGTTGTCGTAAACCGGCATGACGCCCGTATTGCCGGCCGCCGTGTTCACGTAGCCGAAACACGTGGTATTGCCCGCAATGAGGGCGTTCGGGTCCGAATCCTGGCAGACGTACAGGTATCGGCTTGTCGTCGTCTGTACCCACGCGGCGAACGCCTCTTTATTCGCCAGCGTTTGTTCGGCCACGGTCATAAACGGGGCGAAATTCTGCGTCTGTGAAATAACCGACGCCATGATGCTGGCGGGCGTACTTGCCGCCGCGCCCTGCGACGTAACAGCACCCGTGGCGCTCGTCAGCAGCAGCCCGGTCGCAAGGGCTCCGGTAGCCGCAAAACTGATTGTCGACGTCGCGCCCGTGGTCGGGCTCGTAATCACGAACGCTTGACGCAGGGCGTCGTATGTGACGGTCGGCAGCAACGTGACGGTTGCCGCCTCGGCGCTTGCTTCGGTCGTCGTCGCGTTGACCCCGAGCGTAACCGTGCCCGTGCCGGTTCCCGTCGTGTACGTGCCGAACGCCGTGATAAGAGCGCCGGCCGGAACGCCTGTCATCACTAGGTTGTCGCCCACGGCCAGCGACCCCGATACGGTCGAAACAATCGTAACGGTCGGGCTCGTCGCGACGCAGGTTGCCGTGCCCGAGAATTTGTTGCCCGTCGTCTGCAACCCGGTTTGAATCAATGTTGCA